AAGCTTTTTTAGGCAAAAGCTAAACACACCCAGTACCAGTTGGGATGATGTATGGCAAAGCGCCCATAACCGCGCATTTATGGTGGCTGGCGTTACCAAAGCCGACATGCTCAACGACTTTTACACCTCAGTAAATAAAGCCATAAGCGAAGGAAAAAGCTTAAATTGGTTTCAAAATGAGTTTAATAATATAAAAGCCCGTTACGGTTGGGATCACAATGGCGAACCCGCATGGCGCAGCCAGTTAATATACGAAACTAATATACGCCAAGCCTACAACGCAGGGCGTGAGGGGCAAATACAAGCGCTTAAAGCCAGCCGCCCTTATGCGCTATACAAGCATGGCGATAGCGCAACCCCGCGCGTGCTGCACTTAAAGTGGAATAACCTAGTGCTACCAGTTGATGATCCATGGTGGGACACCCACAGCCCGCAAAACGGCTGGGGCTGTAAATGTAAAAAATTTAGTTTAAGCGAGCGCGAACTTAAGCGCCGCGGCCTAACTGTAGGCACAGCCCCAGACGAGGGTAATTACACCTGGACTAATAAAAAAACCGGTGAAGAGCATGAGCTACCACGCGGTATTGATCCGGGGTTTGATTACACGCCCACAAATACCCAGCAGCTTACAAGCCAGGTTAAAAAGCAAGTTGTGCAAACGCCTACTTTGCCACAGCGCGCAGCCGCATTGGAAGCAACGCGCATAGTGCCATCGGCTTACAGCACGGCTAAAAACGTGACTGCTTTAAAGCTCGATCCGTTATTGGCCCAGTTAGATGATGACGTAATTAACCGCTTAAACGACTTTCTAACAGCCAAAAAAACTAAAACGGTGTTTGTAAAAAACAACGAAATGAGAGCAGGTTCTAAAGCAAATGCCGCCATACGCACTGAAGTAGGCGAGTACTTAGGCGTAGATGACTTTTACGCCCGTATGCAATACGCCACCCGCAACCCTAAACGAGTAGGCGGGTTTACCTCAGTCGGGTTTGAGCATGTTGTTGTAAAAGTAAAAGCCAGCCAAAACCTAGCCAAAGTAGACATGCAAGCCGTGCAAGACACCGCAGCGCTTACCGTAAAGCTCGCTGCTAACAACGCTGGCAAGTACACGCTTAACTACAATGGGCAAACCTTAAAACGTGATCACACAATATCAAGTACACTTAATACGCTAGATAAAAACGAAGCCCACGCAGTAGTAGCTACATGGCTGCACGAACTTGGGCACCAAGTGCATTACTACGCAGGCGCACCAACGTTTTTAAAAGACGCATTGCCAGTTACGTATTACGGTGCGGCAAATAAGTACGAAGAATTTGCCGAGGCATTTACCGCCTGGGCACTGGCACGTAAAGAGCTAGCTAAGTGGCAACCAGACCTAGTAAGCTGGATAGACGAGCTTGTAAATACGGCCACTAAATCACAGGAAAAAAGACGATGAAACTATTAAAACAAGCGCAGCAGCTGCTACAGCAAACTCCTTACACCATCCAAACGTGCCGCGAGTTTGCACAGCTTGAACAACAAGCAAAGGGGGGCGAGGCCGAGCAAATAGCCGACTTACTCCCCGCGCTTATTGCAGGGCTTGACCAACAAACGCACCTGCAAGCCTTTAACGAAGGGCTAGTGTAATGGCCGGTGCTCGCATTGATATAAGCACCGAGGGTGCAACGGCTGTTAGTGATGTATTAACCCAGCTGGTAAAAAACCTAGATAACCTAGCGCCTGCATTAGGCAACGTGGGCGAGCACTTAATGCTCACCCATCGTGATCACTTTGACGAGCAGCGCAGCCCAGACGGCACCCCATGGCAAGCACTTAGCCCCGACTACGCGAAAAGCAAAAAAAAGAACAAAGATAAAATACTCAGGCTAAACGACATACTGCGCGATACCTTTGCCTATAACGTTGGGGAAGAATCATTAGAGTTTGGTACAAACATGGAGTACGGCGCTATTCATCAATTTGGTGGCACAAGCGATATGCCACCCCGTTTAGCCGCCATACCCGCACGGCCATTTTTAGGGTTATCGGATGATGACGAAAAAGAAGTGATTGAGATACTCAGTGAGTTCTTAATTAATTAAACCATAAACGCCTGTAAGTCATTTTAAGCGCATATAAAAGCGAACTTGCAATCTCACAGGCAAAATTAAATACGCAGCCTTAAAATCAATTTTAAACAGTGTTTAAACAGGGTTGTACGTAAATAGGAGGGTAGCCAATGCGCCCAGCACTTACCAATGCACTCACCAACGCCATAAGAAGTGCATTGAACTTTAAAAATCAACCAATGCCAGATGAAGGTCAATTCGTATGGCATAAACAATTAGAGTGGGGTTAGAAATGGCAAATGTAGTTAAATTTAATATGAAGCAGGTGCCAGCGGCCCTTAGCGAAATGTTTGTGCGTGTAACAGACCTAGACAGAAATGAGTTATTTGCAGGGGTTAAACCTATAAGCGGCACTGAAATTGAACTTGATTTAGGTAGCGTTGGCGCAGTTGGCCAAGGCGTACTTGTTCAAGGTGATAACTTTTTAAAAGGCAGTAACGAAAGTTCTTTTAAGTCGTTTAGTGGTTATGGGATTGTAGAGGGCATACCAGAAGAAATTTTAAAATCATACGATACGATAATTGGCGTAGGTGATTCAATCTCTCAAGGTGAATACGACCTAGCCGGTGGGCAGTATGACAACTCTTATCGGGGTATTAAATGGAAAACTGGTGCGGTATATGGCACAACAATTCAGCAAATGATCGATAACGTTATCGATTTCACCAGCCAAGCAGAAGGTAAAACACTGTTTATAGTTCGTGCGGGTATTAATGATTGTAACACTTACCTGTCGGCGGGCGGTGTTGGTGATGGTGCGGGAGGTGCCGTTACTGCTTGGGTTGATATGTCTCAATCACAACAAGACAGCACCATGACGGGATACCGTGAACTTGTAGCGCTCCTTAAAGAGGTGGGTGATGTAGCACTAGGTACAATTACCTATTGTGATGCTAAGGGGCAGCTAACAGGATTGCCGGATAAGGGGCGCAATTTACATAGTGGTAGTTGGAACGATAACACCACAGTCCCACTGTGTAAGGAGTTAACGCCAGAATGGTACAACAATGAGTTAGATAGACCAGTATTTGATTACTATACACTTATATACAACGACCCGTCTGTGCTGGATAGCGACAACCTTCATTTTTATTCTGATCGTGTTTATGAAGCTACAGAAGGTACAGGGTATATTGATGGGCCTGGTAGTTATACATTACGAGAAGAGACCATTAAGCAGGTTGGTCTGTATACTGCGATGCCTAGCACTCCTTATGATAGTAACCTTTATAGCAATCGAATTTTGGTAAGTATCGGAAGGGGGAACGGTTTAACTGAACGACCTTCATTCCAACGCTACGCAAATACATTGCTAGCAGATTCAACAAACCTACTCCATGAGAATCTTAATTCCTATAACGGAACTACTGACATAAGTATGCAAGTTGATTATAGCAGTAATGGCTCCACCAGAAACAACCTGTATACATCAAATGAGTTATGGGACGAGGGTGCAGGTGACAGGAACGCGTGTTCTAGCGGTAATGGTTCAAATTCATCAGGCAAACATGCCGTAGAATTTTTGGGACTTAAGAAAGGTACATTAAGTGTTGTGGGGCTTGACTCATCAGAGGGAGGGGGTAGCTCTTACAACCCAGGCGCCATTACTAATTTTGAGATTACCGATGATAATGGCACCCGAATAATAACAGCCCCCAGCTCAATAAATGGTACTACAGTACGTATACAAGACTGTATTGCAAGTATTGATTTTGACTGTGCAAGCACAGGTTCATTGCACATCAACCCCCGCCCAGCAGCAGGATCTACTTACGGAAATCTCAGCTCTATTTGTATAGATTTACAATAACTTAATGAAAACCCTCATTGTGAGAGTTTTAAAGCAGCAGTAGTTGAACACGCTTACTTAGCCGCATTTGAAATATAATTTAGCTAAGAATCTAAACAAACGCGAAATTATTAGTCACTTCGCACCACCCAAACAACCAACACAGGAGTAACACCATGCTATTTAGTAAAGTATTTGCAGTAACCGCTGCACCCACTGTTATTAACAAAAACGATTTAGGCGCACAAACCTGCGATAACTACTCAATTATTGTTGCAGGCCCAGCGGCCAGCGTTAAATACAAAATTAAAGGGGCAACCAATCAAATAGATTTAGGCGAATTAACCGGCCAAAATAAACTAGAGGTTGGCGATATAACCGAGTTTGAGTTAATATCAGCATCCGCTACAGAGGTAATTATACAAGGGTTTTAACCTATCTTAACCCCACTGCAAATTCCCGAAACGCCGCACGGCCAACCAATTCAAATATAAATCCATACTGAGCACAGATTATTCAAACTGTGCTCAGCCATGAAAAACCCAATAAACAAAACATCGTTACCACTTGCTGTTTTATCAGCAAATAAACCTGCCGATTTAGGCTTTGCTGCGTGCCGCTTTGCAAGCGAAATAAACGAGCAAGGTATTAGCGAGCGCGTAATGGTGATGCCAGATGGCTATTTTAACTCACACGACG